TATTTTTTGGGAAGCGTGTAAATCCGATAATAGGTGTTATGGAATGTGCTACCTTAAGAATCGTCGATCGGGATTTTCTTTCATGGCATCATCAGAATTGGTACACCAGGCCACTATATCCTCAGATTCACGATATGGAATATTATCTAAAACTGGAGCTGATGCGAAGAAAATGTTTACTGACAAAGTGGTACCAATATCAGTTAACTATCCCTTCTTTTTCAAACCGATCCAAGATGGTATGGACCGTCCCAAGACGGAACTCGCGTATAGAGTCCCTGCCTCGAAGCTTACCAGAAAAAAGTTGGACCAGAATAGTCAAGTCGAAATCCTCCAGGGGTTGGATACAACCATCGATTGGAAGAACACCGGGGACAACTCCTACGATGGGGAGAAACTCCACCTCCTTGCCCACGACGAATCAGGGAAATGGGAGAGGCCCGACAATATCCTCAACAACTGGAGGGTTACGAAAACGACGTTAAGATTAGGAAGTAGAGTAGTAGGAAAATGTATGATGGGATCTACCTCTAACTCATTGGATAAAGGAGGTAACAACTTTAAACAACTATATGATGCATCAGATGTCAAAAACAGAAACAGAAACGGACAGACTAATTCAGGACTATATAGTTTGTTCATACCTATGGAATGGAACTACGAAGGATACATTGATACTCATGGAATACCTGTCTTCGACACTCCGTCAAAAGGTGTACCCGGAATTGATGGCCAAAAAATTGAAATCGGCGTCATATCACACTGGGAAAATGAAGTTGAAGGTTTAAAAACTGACCAGGACGGATTAAATGAGTTTTATCGACAGTTTCCAAGAACTGAAAAACACGCGTTTAGAGATGAAGCAAAAGAATCTTTATTTAATCTAAGTAAAATTTATGAACAAATAGATTATAATGAAGACCTAAGAAATACTAATATTGTAACAAAAGGTAATTTTCAATGGGAAGGTGGAATAAAAGACTCTCGTGTACTTTTTGTTCCTCAAAACAATGGTAGGTTTTTAATAAGTTGGGTTCCTCCAATGTCTATGCAAAATCGTTATATTTTGAAACAGGGTATAAAATATCCTGGTAACGAACACTGTGGTGCGTTTGGATGTGATAGTTATGATATTTCAGGAACCGTAGATGGAAGAGGTTCTAAAGGAGCTTTACACGGTTTAACAAAATTTTCTATGGAAGACGATGTACCACCAAATATGTTTTTCTTAGAATATATATCAAGACCTCAAACTGCTGAAATATTTTTTGAAGACGTTTTAATGGCTTTAGTATTTTATGGATTACCATTATTAGCAGAAAATAATAAACCTAGACTTTTATATTATTTAAAACGTAGAGGTTATAGAGGTTATTCAATGAACAGACCTGATAAACAACTACATAAGTTGTCTGTAGCAGAAAGAGAAGTAGGAGGAATACCAAATTCAAGTGAAGATATTAAGCAAGCTCATGCTGCTGCTATAGAGTTTTATATAGAAAGTTATGTAGGATTACTAGAGAGTAATTATGGTCATATGTACTTTCAAAGAACATTAGAAGATTGGGCCACTTTTAATATTAATAATAGAACTAAGCATGATGCTTCAATAAGTTCTGGACTAGCTATTATGGCTTGTAATAAACATAAATACGTTCCTGTTGCACCAAGAAAAATTGAGGTGGTACCTTTAGGTTTTCGAAAGTATAGCAATAAAGGAGTAAATTCTAAAATAATAAAGTAGATGATTTATACTAGTACTAATAGTATTTTTCCCGACCAGGTGGTACCTGAAGCAGAGAAACAATCAGCAGAGTATGGTTTAGCTGTTGGGAGAGCTATAGAACAAGAGTGGTTTAGGAATAATTCTGGTCAAAACCGCTTTACTGTTAATTTTCAAAATTTTAACCGATTAAGATTATATGCTAGAGGTGAACAACCTGTGCAAAAATATAAAGATGAATTAGCTATTAATGGGGATTTGTCATATTTAAACTTAGACTGGAAACCAGTTCCTATTTTATCTAAATTCGTAGATATAGTAGTTAATGGAATGTCTGATAAAGGATATGAAATAAACACTTTTGCGTCTGATCCATTCTCTATAAAACAAAGAACTGATTATGCTTTTTCTGCATTAAGAGATTTGCAAAATAAAGCTGAAATAGAAGAATTTAATGCATTAACTGGAGGAAACTTTTTTTCCACTCCAGACGCTAGTAAGTTACCAGAAGATAGAGAGGAATTAGATCTTTATATGCAATTGAATTATAAGCAAAGCGTTGAAATAGCTGAGGAAGAAGTAATAAACAATGTTTTAGATTTTAATAAGTACGAGGAAGTTAAAAAGCAATTGTCTTATGATTTAACTGTATTAGGAATTGGATGTGTAAAAACTAGTTTTAATTTATCTGAAGGTGTAACTGTAGAATATGTTGATCCGGCTCATTTAGTTTATTCATATACTGATGACCCTAATTTTGAAGATATTTATTACATAGGAGAAGTTAAAAATCTTAATTTACCTGAAGTAAAAAGATTATTTCCTTATTTAAATGATAGTGATTTAGAAGAAATACAAAAATATCCTGGAAGAAATAATTATACTAATAATTGGTGGGGTCAAACAAGACAAGATCAAGTGCAAGTTTTGTTTTTTGAGTATAAAACTTATGAAGATCAAGTTTTTAAAATAAAACACACTGATCAGGGTTTAGAAAAAACGTTAGAAAAGCCTGATACTTTTAACCCACCTCCAAATGATAATTTTGAAAGAGTATCTCGCTCTATTGAAGTTTTATATACCGGAGCAAAGGTGCTAGGAATGAGCAAGATATTAGAATGGAAAAAAGCGGAAAACATGACTAGACCATTTTCTGATGTTAGTAAGGTTAATATGAATTATATTTTAAGTGCTCCTAGAATGTATCAAGGACGTATTGAATCTTTAGTTAGTAGAACTACTCAATATGCTGATATGATTCAATTAACTCATTTAAAATTACAACAAGTTATTGCTAGAATGGTTCCAGATGGTGTTTATGTAGATGTAGATGGACTGGCAGAAGTTGATTTAGGAAATGGTACTAATTATAATCCAGCCGAAGCTTTAAATATGTATTTTCAAACTGGTAGTATAGTAGGTAGATCTTTAACACAAGATGGTGATCCTAATAGAGGTAAAGTACCTATACAAGAATTACAAACATCTGCTGGAATGGCTAAAATTCAATCTTTAGTACAAACATATCAGTATTATTTACAAATGATAAGAGATGTCACGGGATTAAACGAAGCAAGGGATGGAAGTACTCCGGCTAAAGATTCATTAGTAGGATTACAAAAACTAGCAGCAGCTAATTCTAATGTAGCAACACGACATATTTTACAATCTTTAATGTTTTTAACGGTTAAAGCTTGTGAAAATATAAGCTTAAGAGTATCTGACATGTTGGAATTTCCTTTAACTAAGCAGGCTTTATTAAGTAGTATAAACACGTTTAATACATCTACACTTGAAGAAATAGACCATTTACACATCCATGATTTTGGGATATTCTTGGAGTTAGAACCTGAAGAAGAAGAAAAAGCTGAATTAGAAAAAAATATACAAATTGCTTTACAAAGAGAGAGTATTGGTTTAGAAGATGCTATAGATATCAAAGCTATAAAAAATTCAAAACTTGCAAATCAATTTTTAAAGTTTAGACAAAAAAGAAAACAAGAAGCTGATAGAGCTGCTCAATTAGAAAACATACAAGCACAGGCCCAGGCAAACAGTGAAGCAGCAGAAAAAGCGGCTTTAATGGATGTTCAAAAAACTCAAGCAGAAGTTCAATCAAAAGTTGAGTTAGAAAAAGCAAAATCTCAATTTGAAATAAATAGATTACAACAAGAAGCAGAAATTAAAAAAGTATTAATGGCTCAAGAATTTGAGTATAATATGAAACTAGCTGAATTAAATACTCAAGCTCAAACTTTAAAAGAAAAGGAAATTGAGGATAGAAAAGACAAGCGTATAGCTATGCAGGGAACTCAAGAGTCAGAACTAATAGATCAAAGAAAAAATGATTTATTACCTAAAAAATTTGAGTCTACTAATGATTCATTAGGTGGACTTGATATGGAGCAATTTACTCCAAGATAATTGTTAATTTTATAATATTTTATTATGTCACAAAAAGTAGAAGAAACTGCAAAAGATACGCAGTCTAAAGAGGAGA